CAGCTTGAGCGGCAGCAGCGTATATTTGAGCACTTGTCTCAGATGTTGCCGCATTCGTTTCCGCTGTTTCTGCGTTAGTCTCGGCAAGTTCGGCAGCAGTTTGTGCTGCTTGTGCCGCAGTGACATTGGCCGCAATGCCTCCGATGTCTGTATTCATCGCACCGATGCTAGTGTTCAGCTCTCCCTGCATTACTACCATCGCAGCGAGAAAAGCATCTGCCCGGGTAACGAACGTCGCCGGAGCATCGGTTCTGGCTGGCGCTACCGGGAGCGTGCTAATTGTTGGTATAGTCATATTAAACCAGTCCTTCGATCTCTAGCGAGAGTCGTGAAATTGTTGGATTCGAGAGAATTATATCAAATTCGCGGTAATAGCCGTAGATTACCAGATCGTCGTTATTGTCTTCGGCCACCCAGACTGCCGGAGTAGTTCGCAGCGACGAGAGCGTCGTATTTGCCTGCCCTATCTGAGAAGTATCGAGAATAACATCCACATCCATCTTGTCGGCATACGGCCCTTCTGTGATTGTGACTCGGCCCTGCGCGTCTGTTGTCTTCGTCGAGTAATCAATAATCGAGATACTAGCGCCGTGCTGAGACAAACCGAGATCAGCGAATTGACCAATAACCAGAGCGCCGACTTTTGCGTCTGCTCCAGAGTTTACTGTGACCGAGATGCTTGCGTTCGCATATGGCGGCAAGTCTGTTAAAGCGAGAGTGTCTTTGCGAACGATCGGCTCAAAGAAGTATGAGTACCAGTCCTGAATGCCGGAATAGCTCGTCAGATTGTACGTCTCGTTGTATACCACGCCTTCGACTGAATCTGTAACCGTGACCACTACTGTCGTTCCGTCCACGTTCAGCAGAGCGAGAGAGTTTACCACTGTTGGCGATTGCAGAACCGTGTTGATCGATGTCGCGTTCACCGTCTGATCTTGAACTACCGCGTCGAACATCTTCCAGCGGTTCGTGCTTGATACTTCTGTCCAGTTCGTGCCGTCGTCCACTGTGGGATCGTTCCCGGCGTTGCTATGAACCGAAGAGTATATTTTGTGAGTTGCAGTCGCAGCGCCATTAGCTGTAGTCGTAACCATCACCAGATCGCCGACGTGATAAGTTGTTCCGCTCAGCCATTCGGCTTGATCTGCTTCTGGCACTGTGGACGACTGAAATACTGAGTCGGTTATCGTGACTGGTCGAATTATCTTCATGCTTATGTTGTCCTAAATGGCGGTAAGCCGTTCTTATCCCAGCGGTCGTTCAGTCGATACAGTTTCCCGGTATTTCTCGCCACTGCGATCATGACTTCTTCAATGCTCTGGCGTAGTCCGCTCATCTCGTCTGCCATCGAGTCAGATGCCCGGGCCTGTTCTGCGGTCTGTACGCGCTCTCCGGCGTGCAGTTCTGCGACGTAGCCGTCGTATGGAACCATATTCAAGCCGTCTCTGTGCTGCGGTAGCGGGCCAACTAGCGGGTTCTGCTCCGGCCCCATAGTCGCCGAACTTTGAGCGTTTATAGTATTTGAGCCGCCAGTGAGTGTTATGACGTCATCATTAGCTCCTGAGACTGTCAGAGTATTAGTACCAGTTGTCAGAGTATCCGTTCCAGTTGTGATGGTATTTGTTGCCTCTACCGCAGACTCATTAATTGCGCTGTTGTTCAATGTTGCGTTTGCGTTATTCATTAGAATGCGGCTTCGATGCTGCAGTAATGAACTTCCCGCTATGTCGAGAATATCCTTCGCTCCGCCAGATCCGAATATCTGAGAGATCTCGCTTGCTGAGAGATTGTTTCTTGCGCCGACTGCTCTCACCCATTCCTGAGCGAAAGTGTCGAGCTGCGCCGTCATCGGCTTGCCTTTCGTCTTTCCCTCTTCGATGAATGTGCCGAGAACCGTGCCCGGGCCTGAGCCTTCAACTCCGAGACCGTTGAACGTATGACCTGAAAGATTGACCGAATAGCCCATGCTCTCGGCCAAAACTGTCAGCATGGCGTCCAAATCTCGCAGCGGCTTTATTGCTGCTTCGGCCTGAGCGTTTGTTGCGTTCTGCTTGAATCCTAATGGAGCAAACCCAGACTCGAACGGCGATGTCTGGAATATATTATCGTCGCTCATGCCTCCGGTTTTCGCCATAGTGATACCAGCGGTAGAAGTCGGAGTGCCGCCAGAGTCGAGACCAAAGCCCAGCGCAATCGCAGCAAGCGCAGCCGTCACCGGGTTGAAGAGCATCGCGCCAAGATTAGCCCCGGCAGCAGCCGCAGCCGTTGGTGGCCCCATAGTGCCAGCAGCTATACCTGCTCCACCGCCGAACATCCCGCCAACAAACTGCCCAGCGCTCGCTAGAACGCCTCCAGCGCCCAATCCTGCGGCTCCAGCTCCGCCAGTTGTTGCGGCCGTTGTTGCGGCCGTTGTTGCGGCCGTTGTTGCGGCCGCTCCACCGCCTATAGCGCCGCCAGTAAGCACGGACGCCGCTTGCGATGCGAGACCAGCTATAGAGCTTCCGATCGATGAGAATATCCCGCTAAACATCGAGCTGATCGAATTTCCGATTCCGCTAAATGTCCCGGTCATTACTTCCGCGATCTTAGATGCTGCCCAGTCGGCGAGCATCTTGATAATCATATTTTTAAATGAGTCCGCAATTTTCTCAAAATTGACTTTTCCGTTTTCAAAAACATCAACAAAAAACCCAGAGATCTTAGTCTTCATCGCTTCGTATGCTTTCGCGGCTTCCTCAGCGACTCTCTTAGTTTCTGTCTCGATGGCTTTCTGAGCTGCTGCGTTATCTTTTTCGAGCTGTTTCGCTGCTTCGGATGCGTCGAGAATTGCTTGCTTTTCATTGTGCAGCTCAGTCGTCGCGGCGATTATCTCTTCGCCGAGTTCTGAAGTAGCAGTGACTCCTGCTTTCTGTAGATTATTTCGAATATCAATTTCGAGATTGCTCATATGTAGAGCTTCGGTCTCGTTGCTAATTGCTCCGAGCAGTTCCAGCGCTTTAGTCTTTGCCGCTTCTGTTTCTTGTGCCAGTTCATTCGCTGCGACCGCGTTCTTGTCGACTTCAATCGCATAATCAGAGAGAGAGCGCCCGGCATTATCAAATCCCGTTTCGACTGTGGCGACCTCTGTATTCATTCCGGCGAGTTTGCCGTTCAACTCTTCTACCCGGTCTCGACTAGCAGCAATCGAACTCGCGTATATGTTGGTTCTGTCGTTTCCTGTCTTTAGACTTTCCAGAGTTGTATCGAATGTCTCATTAAACGCATTGAACGCATTCGTCGGGTTTTTTACCGCTGCCGCGACTGCTGCCATAGTAGCGACTGCCGTGTTCTGCATTCCGGTGAACATACCCGTCAGAGTATTTAGAGCGCCGCCGACCGCTTCGAGAAGGAATATATTTAGCTTCTCGAATGCGATCTGGATATTTATACCAGCTCGCTCCGCAGCAACTTTGATCGAGTCCCAGTTTGCAATGATAGCGACCGCAGCCGCAGCGATAGCCGCCGAAATCAATCCGATCGGGTTCGCTTTTATTGCAGTGTTCAACGCTAGAACCGACACTCTCATCGCTTTGAAGCCGCCGAGAATGCGCGTCGCGTTTGATCCGATGGTAAATGCCACGAACCCGGCCAGTGCAGCGCCGACACCAATAGTCAGCGCTTCGATGTTGTTAGTGATCCCAAGAACGACCGCACTAGCTCCGGTTATCGCCCCGGCAAATAGATTTATCCCGCCCACGTCACCGATCTTTCGAAATAGCGCCGATACGTTATCGGATAGATTAGAGAGAAGGCCCGGGAGCGCTCTCATCTGATCTTCCATTGCCGTGCCGAACTTAGTCTCGCCAATTTCGAGCAGATAGTTCTGAATTTCTTCGGATGAGTTGCCGATCGTTGTCGTGAGTCCCTGAAATGTCAGAGACACCTGATCGCCCTGCTTTGATGCTTTGATGCCGAACTCTTTCAGACGCTCAAATTCGCCCGTAGAGGCGTCGGCGACTGCTTCGATCATTTGCATCATGTCTTTGCCCATCGCGGCTGAGGTGTTGCCGTATGAGCGCAGAGCGCGTTCTGACGGGTCTAGTCCGAGCGCTTTGAGCTTAATGAACCCTTCGACCGATTGGTCGAGAGTAAATGGAGTCTGAGACGCGAACTTTTCGAGTTCTGAGAATGCGAACGCTGCGTCTTCGGTGCTTCCGGTCATCGTCTTGAGAGAGCCTTTCAACCTCTCTGACTCTGTGACCGTCCGGGCGAAATTGCTTACCAATGCGCCGACGCCGAGCGCAGCCATAGCGCCGCCCAGCAGTTTGAATGCCGACGTTGTACTCTTGGCGCTTTTCGCCATGTCGTCGTTTGCGGCGTTTACTTTCTTGCTAGTCATCTGCCCGGTCTTGCCGAGCTTTGTGATGTCTTCGTTAGCCGCTTTGACTTGTCGAGTGTCGACTTTGATCTGTATCGTTGCTAGATCCATGCTTGTCCTTAATAACGAGTCCGCGTAGAACCGACTTCATGCCTTTGGCGATGTCGTTCTGTTCTTCTTCGGTGCGGTAGGGCGATTTAACGTCCTGATTGTCGTATTTTAGCACACTGCTGGCATAGAGAGCGGATAGCCGTTTTATTGTCTCAGCTTCCCATCCTGTTAGATGCAAATGCGTTCTCGCCACGAAAGCATCGATCTCTTGCCACGTCAGCCCATGAACCCCGTTGCCGCTATTTAATGCGACTCCAATTCTGCTCAGTATTTCTATGATATAGCCGAACGGCTCCACGTCTGGGAACCGTCCGGCTATTTCATTACTATCAATCATATCGATGCGTGATAGATCTTTGTCTTTAGCCCGGGTCGAGAGCCAAGCCCACTGCTGGACGTATTTGCCCAGCAGCCCCGCTATTTCAAAAAATAACTGGCTCGATCCCCTGCCGCCTCCATTAACTGTTCGGCGATCCAGTTGCGCTTTTCATAGAGCATATTCGCGTTCTCTTTTGTGCATTTTAATGCCGCACCGTCGAACTCGATATTCTTGCTCCACTTGAGCGTGCTTTCTGCCAATATCTCGTAGAGCGCTGCTTCGAGAACTGCATTCGGGATCTTTCGATCTTTGTAGCGATTCGCGTTCTTGGTATTAACTCGCTTTGCGGCGTTTTGCCACGTCTGCGAATCTTTGCCGAGAATAACAATCGTTAAATGCTCGCCCTCATCGTCTACTAGATATTCGCCATTAGCCGGATGCTGGAGTTTAACCTCAACCCCCTCTTCCGCTGCCGCTTGCAAGTCAATATTTGCTAAATCCATAAGTCACGCCCCGAATGTGTGTTTTATTAAGCTGCTACGTTTACTGGTGCATTTGTCAGTTCTAGTACAATGCTGTCTGACTTGATGCTGTCGACGCCGCCAGCGTTTACTTGGTAGCTCATGATTAAGCCAGTGAAGTAATCGTCTTCGCCGTCTGGATAAGTGATTTTTACGGAAACTTCTGTATCAGTCGCAGCAGCCGCTTTCGCAGCAACTTGACCAGTATCCGCAGCGTCAGCAGCGAATGAGAGAGTAAGAGTTCCGTCGTTTACCGAACCTTTACGCTTAACCACGCGACGCTCGCCGAGAGGCGAGTGAGTGATTAAGTTGTAAACCGAGCCGAATGCTGGGATCTCAGTAATCTCGCCAACTGTGGCGAATGTGAGAGCTTCGAATCCTGCCTGATCGTATGTAGCGGGAAGCCCTGAAACTAAACTCAGAGTAGTGCCCGCAGATGTTTGAATAGCCATGTTAATTGCCTCTTATTTGCTTGCTGCTTTGATATTCTTAACCAGCAAACGGTTAAAATTTTGCAGATTCTTCCGAACCATCCCGTCTGGATGCTTTTTAGACCAGCCATACTCCAGACGTTCAATATACGGAAGGTTATTTGTCAGATAGTAAAGATCGCCCACTGCCACGCGCACTGTTTGGT